TTAATCGGCCTTGTGGCGCTCGTCGCGCACCTTTTTTTGCCACGCCGCGATCTCGTCAGCGACCCACGCAATCGACCTTGGGCCGATCCGCACTGCCTTCGGAAACGTGCCCGCTTTCATGTTGTCGTAGATGGTCTGGCGCGCCTTGCCGGTGGCCTCGATCACGGCCGGCATGCGCATGAATTTTTTCACTTCGCTCATATCACTCATTTTTCACTTTCAGTTGATTTCAGTATTTTGATCAGGTCGGCCTGGCGCGGGTCGCTCTTGTCCTGCACGTAGATATAGGCCTGGCCGCCTGGTGCGCGCGCCTCGCAATCCAGCAGGCCCAGCGCTGCGGCAATCTCACCGGCCTGGCGGCAGGTCGCAGCGTTGTTGCGTTCGAACAGGCAGCCCTTGCATTCGGCGCTGGCCAGCGCTGCGGTGAATCGCTGGGCGCCTGGATCCGCAGGCGGGCCGCTGCCGCGCCACCAGCCGCCGGGCGGGGTCTTCGGCGTCATTTGCTTTCGACCGCCAGATCGTTGGTATGCTCCGCTACTCGCGGCGGTGTTTCCATTTGCCTCAGTAACGCTGAAAGCATCATCACCACGCCGCGCGCTGTTCCGCTCAGGAATGCATCGTCCTCTGCGGCTTCTTCGGCCTGAGCCTCGTCACCTGGTTCGCGCATTATTTCCCCCACCAACCTATAAGAGGTCGCACGCAGCACTTCGGCCGATGGGCGCTTACGCAGTTCAGCATTCTCACCTTCCAGCGCCGCGATGCGGACCATGTTCTTGGCCTGGGCCGCAGTGAACAGCTCGATGGCCGCCTGGCTGTCCCTGGCCTGCGCGCGCAGCGCCTCGTTCGTTGCTTCCAGGCGATCGCGCGCCGCTGCATTGCATGTCATCTGCAGCTGCCTGCCGGATTCGAGCCTGGTCAGCCTGTCGAGTTCGGCGCGCGCATCGCTGGCGCCGCCGGCCCAGCCCAGCACCAGCAAGGTGAAGAGCAGGGCACCGACGATCAAAGGCGGCGCCATCTCGCCGGTGGCCGCGCCCAGGCTACCCAGGAGGGAAGCGATTAGCGCCAAGGCGGTGCCGCTGTAAAAATTGATGAATTTCATTTCGAAGCTCCATGTTCGGTTGTTCTGGCGGCCGAGATCCTGGCCATCTTTGTGCAGGCCTTGGCCATGCGGACTTTCAATGCATAGACCCGGCGCCGTGCCTGCTGCAGCAACTTGTATTGCGGCGCCGTGAAGGCTCGCACTGCGGCATGCGCAGGGTCATCCTTCTGGATCAACTTGTGGAGCGTGCCGTGGGTCGCCTCGTATTGCTGGATGGCCTGGTGGTAGCGGCCCTCGGCATGCGCGACGGCCTCCTGGGCGCGCCACTGGTCCATGGCCAGCTCTCCGATCGCCACCAACTGCACGAGCTGCGCGGTACTCATTGCGCACCGCCCATCAGCTCCGCCGGCGTGGTGGCCAGCTCGAGCATCGCGAAGAACTCGGCCGCGCCGCCGATGGCGCGGACAGCGTCGGCGGCCAGCTCCTGCAGGCGTGGCGTCATCTCGTTCGCGCGGAACAGGCTCAGGTATTCCTCGGTGCTGTCGAAGCCGCCGGCGGCCGCCGCTTTCAGTAGCTGCGCGCTTATCGCGCTGGCGTATGCGCGCCCCTCCGGCGCGCCGAGCGATGAGCCGGCCGCCGTCATCATCACCATGGTCAGCGCTGCGTTTGCGCGCGGCGTGCCGCCCATGTCCATCATCGCAGCGATGGGGCGGCCGGATACAGCGCGCGCCGTGAGCGCCGTCTCCACCGCCCACTTTTGTTTCTTCTTCATTCCTTGGTCCTCGTCAGTTTGTCCAGGCCGTCAGCGATATCGCTGGCCAGCGTGGCGCAGGTTTCCAGTGCTTCCGGCTGGGATGCCGGTTCCATGATTTCTATTGCGGCGAGCAGGGCGCCGACGACGTCGGCCAGGCCGGCCAGGCGCTTGATGATGGTGGCGCAGGATAGGGCGGCGGTCACTTCGCGGCCTTTTTGTGCGGCTGAACCCGGGCAGCGCGCTCCGCATCCACGTCGAGATTGCTTTGCAAGTCCGACTGCGTCTCCTGCATGACCTGGGCCTCAACAGCCATGTGAGTGATCAGCGCCGCGATACTCGACAGCGTCTCTTCTTTTGGCGGGAAGTTCTCATTCGTGACGGCCGCAAAGAGGATATTTCCGATAGCCTCCATGCCGGCCATCAGCGCATAGTTGGCGTTGCTGGCGTGTGCGATTGCCGCCTGTGCCTTCTGGCGTTCCTCAGTAGTCATGACGTGACCGACAGGCATGCTGACAGGCAGCGTGCGCATGAGGTGTGCCAGTTCATACGGGGCGCGGCCGAGATCGGTGATGTATGGATTGGTGGTGCTCATGCCACACCTCCCACCAGGCCGACTGCTGGGCGCTCCAGAGCCACGCCATATTGATAGCCGGCCATCAGGAGCAGTTGCGCACGGCCAGACTTGGTGAAGCGATCCAGATGGAACAGGGCAAGCTCGGCCGAGATGTGGCCCACCTGGCCACCAAAGCCGATCATCACGTCAGGGCGATCATCACCGAAGCCCAGCGAGCCGCCGCCGAACTGCAGCGTGGGCTGGCAACCATCGAGCGCGCCTGGTGGAAACCCCTTGAAGCAGCGACGATTGCTCACCGTCAAAGCCGGGCCGCTTGTGCTGGACGGCAACATTGTGGTATTGTTATTATTCGCCATGGTCTTTCTCCAAAAAATTAGGGCGTACGAGTCCATTCGGCGTTCGAGCGCCGGGTGGGCTTTTTCTTTTGTGGGGCGGCTTTTCAGCCTGCGGGATTACTCGGTTCCGGGCTCCGGACTGAATCCCAGGTTCAACTGGATGCTCACGCGAAGCTGGCTCATCTTGCTTTCCAAGATCGGCTTTTTGATCTGCCACTTGCGCATGTTCCGCGCGCTGCCGCTGACTTTCAGCTGCTCGTTTTTCATTTCCAGTTCCACCTCGAAGAACTGGTTCTGCAAAGTGTCACGGTCGAGCCGAAGCTGGCGCGCCATCGCATTAAACGCCGCGATGAAACCGATCCTGATCAGCCGGGCCCTGTCGCCGGTGAAGCTCATCGCCAACTCGGTGAAACCATCCCTCGTCATCAAGTATTCCGGCTGCGCCTTGTTCTGTTTATTGAGGTAGGAGGACGGCTCAAAATTGAGCCGTCCGTGCGCGGCGATGATCGGGTTCTTGCTGGCCCGGGTGACGTCAATATTCCGCATGACATTCTTGTGAGCCTTGCGGAATGCCGTAGCCACCGCGCGCGAGTTCACGATCAGGCGGTTGCCGTCGATGGTGATGAGGTGCATGAAATCGAGCGCGCCCGCGGCCGCTTCGTCGATGGTGTCGGCGACCTGGTGCTGCGCCGCCAGCAGCAACTCGTGTGGTTGTCGCGCGCTCATACCGTACCTGCCTTTCTTTTATCTGCAAAATCTTTGATGGACGCGATCATCTCGCTGTCGCCGATTGCCTCACCGAGCACCGTCGCAAGATGCCTGACGCGCGGGCTATCATTTTCACCGTTGGCGATCATGGTGGTGAGAATGTCGGCGTGCGCGAAGCCGGCAGCGCTGGCGCGGGACAGCATGCGGTCGACGTATTCGCGCAGGCCTGCATCGTTTTTTTGATTCGGGCCGTAAGCGATGATCAGGAAACCGAGGAAAAACGCGAAGCTCTCAGGGCATGACTCGCGGTGATCTACAGCGTGCTGGCGGGAGCTCATACAGCGCCTGCAGCAGTGATTACGGCGCGGCGCTCGACGGAGCGGGTGGGCGTGCTGCCTTGCAGGCCGGCGGCGACCAGTTGCGCGCCCACCAGCAAGCGCTGCTCGTCCGTCAGCACGTTCTGCAAGGTATTGATGATCAGTTCGGCCAGCAGAAGCTCGTGGAGTGCGGCTGGCGCGGCACCTGCCGCAGCCGGCGCATCCATCCCCAACAGGGTGGTGACGGTTTGCAGGTTGTCGTAGCTTGGCACCGAGTCGCCGGTTTCCCACTTGTGGATAGCCTGCGGGCTGATGCCCATCTTGTCTGCCAAGGCAGCCAGACTGAGATTGTTGCGAGTTCGGGCTGCGCGCAGGCGCTCGGGGAGGCCAGCCGGGCAAGGTGAGTTTGCGTCAACTTCGTCAGCTGCAATGCCGACTTCCACCAACGTCACCAGTTCGGCATTCAGCGTGTGGCGGTTTTTTGCTGCACGGGCTTTCAATTGGCTGCGCATGCCTACGGGCAAGCGAAGCGCGACTTGGTCGGAATCGCGGCCGGTAGTGGGTGGCGCGGTGATGCTGGTGGTAGTGGTGATCATACTATTCCTAAGTGCGTTTAGACACTTGAATTATTGCAAAAACACTTAATTGATGCAAGTGCAAATGCAATAATCCTAGAAATAGATTTATATCGAAATACTTAGTTTGATAGTTTTTAACTATATTGAGGGGCGCTGACTTCCGGAGCGGTAGATTACTTTCCCCATCAACCGCAGTGCTGGGACGTCGGCTGGCGCAATATCAAATGGCTCATGTTGCGGATTGAACGCCTTCAATCGCAAGCCGCCGTTAGGCAAAGCTATTACTCGACGAATGACAAAATCATAGTCGGCAAATAAAAAGGCGTAAATGTCTCCGTCCCTAACTTGCTTATCGGCTATGTTTATCATGACCCATTCTTCGCTGAAAAGGTATGGCTCCATAGCGTTGCTGCGGTTGATAAATAGTCTACAGTTTGATGGCTTAACGTTGTGTGCATCAAAAAATGAATCGTGAAATTTTGTGACGTTGGCGACGACGAAATCCCATTCAATACAGTTGGCGTCGTCGTTCCACCAGGGCTCAGTGATGCTCATGAATTCCCCGCTAGATGACTGGTCAATTGAGGAGGAGGCCATCGCCTCTTCAGCCGCATTCTTGTACAGAGGTTCGCCACGGCCCGTCAATAGCCACTCAATCGTCACACCCAGAGGTTTCGCTAGGAGGCTAGCGAACTTGGTTCCCGCATTCCTACCTGACTCAATTTGGGCCACGGTGGACTGAGATAAGTTCGCCTGCTGCGCCAGCTGCGCCTGTGTGAGTCCAGTCGCTTTACGCGCTGAAACAAGTCGCTCTTTAAGTGTTTTCATAGTATTGCAATTGTAATAGTAGGCAAAAGTAGAATGGTACTTGTAATGCTAGTACTTATGCAATAAAATAGTGGTTATGAACTCAAACGACATCGTCCATGAACTCCTGAATTTTGGTCTGACGCAAAAGGATATTGAGCGTAGATGCGGCATAAAGCAGTGCGTGGTCTCCGCCCTTAAAACAGGACGCTATGGCAAGCGCACTCCCTATAACACAGTTTGCGCGCTGAAAAATTTGCTCGATACCGTCAGATTAGAGCGAGCCGTATCCACCAAGGAAGCCCCATGACCGCCACCGATAACGCCGCTGGCGCACCGGCAGTAGGTGGTGGCGCCGAAATCAAGCTTGGCGCCGACACTGCGCCGCTCCAGGCGGCGCTGGCCTCACTTGAAGCTGTTTTTAAGGCTTCGCCCGAAATCTGCCAGCATTTTCTCGGCGGCCTCAACACCCTTGTCGAACTCTGTCGAGTTGACGGCGAAGGCGGTGCCGCAGCTGGTACAGGTGACATTCAGGTCATCTTTCAGCCGTCCGATCGTCTCCGAGATTTTTTGCTGGCAGTTGGGGCAGGGGATCTGCAATTGGACGCCGCTGGTATCTAGTTTCATGAGGGTTCCTTTGCTCTGTTGTTGAAGTTGGGGAACTTAAATAGTAGCGCATTTGGCAACCCTCACCCTTACACGTTGTTTTTTATTTGATATTGGAAGTGCAATGACCCCGATCAAAAAAGCCATCGCCCAGCTGGGCGGGCAAACCGCTACAGCGCGCATCTTCGGCGTTTCACCGCAAGCGACGCAGCAGTGGAGCGCGCAGGGGCGTGTGCCTGCCGACTATTGCCCGCGCATCGAGCATCTGCTGGCCGGCGCCGTGCGCTGCGAGGAGTTGAATGACCGCGTCGAGTGGGAGCTCATCCGCGGCGCCGACCTTCCCGGAAAATCTTCCGGCAACTCCACCATCGACCACGCTGCCGAGCTGCGCGGCGCCATCGCGCAAACGCGCCTGGTGTTCGAGGGCCACCGCGATGCCCAGGACGCGCTGGAATACCTAGAGCAGGTGCTGGTGCTCGACCAGTGCGCCGAAGTGCCAGCGCCTGCATGCACGCCAGAAGATCACCCAGCCAAAGCTGGAGGGGCGCCAGCTGCATCGCAGGCTATCTGCAACCCGGCCATCAATATCGACACGTCCGACCTTGAGCGCGCCACGGCGCTGGCCGAGCAGTTCAATGAAATGCTGCAGGGCTGGGCGCCAGCGCTGGCAAAGCTGAGCGACCGTATCACCGCCACGATGGCGGCCGCCGCCGAGCATGCTGCGGAAGCCCTGGCTGCCGAGTCTGCGCAACTAGCGGTCCAGGCCGAGAAGGCTGCTGCCAGCGTTGCTGCGCGCGCCAGGGTCGACCCGGTGGCCGTGCTGTCGCGCGAGGTGTTCAGCCTGTCGAACAAGCTGCAGCAGCCGGCCGACCTGACCGTGCAGATGATGCTGCTGGCCGAGCTGCGCGGCACCAAGGAGTTGTTAAATGAGGTTCAAGAAAGAATTAAGTCGACTCAGTTTCAAAGCGCGCAATCTCAGCGGCAATTTTCTTAAGGTGAGCCATTGCTTTTGGGGTGAAGGACGAAGTGGGATGTTTTTCCATCCAGTCTTCGAGCAACACGTCTCTGTCTGGATTGCTTTCAATTGTGGTTTTATATTCGTCAAGTTCCTCGCGTCTTATGGCGATGCAAATTTTACTGACTTGCGCTGTTGCCAGAATTTTCAAATAGTCCATGGGTAGTTCCTTTTCGTAAATTGTTGAGTGGAATTAATAATTTAACACGATTGGAACTACCCGCCCAATTATCCGGCCACGCGCCGGAACAAGTTTCAAACGGGGCAGCGGCTGCGCAGCCGCGACCAAGCGATTTCAGCCCGCTGGTCATGCCCCGACCCTATACCTGGCTGAATGAGAGGCTGAACATGAAATCGCAATTTATCCAAGACCTCCAAGGGCCGGCTGATCCTGATCGCTTCCTCGCCATGACCCAGGTGTATCAGCGGGCGGCCAGCGTGCCACTGCCCAAACCATCGGGCCCTGGCCTGCATTTGAATGACATGCCGATCAACCGGGGCATGCTGGCGGTGGTCGGCGCCATGCGCAAGCACGGTGACAGCGAGCAGGCGCTGCGCGCCACCATGATGCGCATGATGCACATGGACGAGATATTCGAGGCCCGAGACCACTTCGGCGACTACATCCGGCCAGGCATGGACGACGAATGCAGCATCGAGGTGGCTGATGTGTTGATGAAGGCGGTGGCGGTGGCGCGCATCCTGCCGCTTGGTGAAGGCGCCTGCTTTGATTTGGCAGATGTACTGGCGCATGCACAGCGCTTCGACGCGGCCGACAATCCGGCAGCGTCGTCGGACAGTTCACGGGCGGGGGTATAACGCATGCGTGATTACGGAAAGCTTCATACGTCTTTTTGGACCAGCTCGACAATCCGAGGCATGTCGGAAGACGGTAGGACTCTTGCTTTCTACTTGCTCAGCTGCCCACATGGGACTATCGCCGGCGTCTTTCGCCTGCCAGATGGCTATGCCTGTGAGGACTTGCAATGGGATGCCGAACGGGTTCAGAAAGGGTTTGCGGAACTGTTCCAGAACGGTTTCAGTAACCGTTGCGAAACCACGAAATGGGTATGGGTAACCAAGCATTTTGATTGGAACCCGCCTGAGAACCCGAATCAGCGAAAGGCCATCGCAAAGGTGGTGCTGCAAATCCCTGACGATTGCGTATGGAAGCTTGATTTCATGCGGGTTTCAGGCGGATTTTTCGGCGCCAACCAACCGCCAGAAAGTAACCCTTCCGAAACCGTTCTGAAACCCTTTCCGAATCAGGAACAGGAACAGGAACAGGAACAGGAACAGGAACAGGAACAGGAACAAATCTTAGCGACCGTTCCGGCCGCATCGGCTGCGCCAAAGTATTCGGCGAAGGCCGACCTGATCGCGTCAGGCGTCACCGAACAAACGGCGGCCGACTGGCTTGCCCTGCGCAAGGCCAAGAAAGCGCCGGTGAGCAGGACCGCCCTGGACGCGATCAAGCGTGAGGCCGTTACCGCCGGCATGACGCTGGACTCGACCCTGGCGCTGTGCTGCACGCGGGGCTGGCAGGGATTCAAGGCGGAATGGGTCACGCAGCAAGCCGTGCGCGCCGGACCAGGGCAGGGCGGAACTGGCACCGTCTATGCCCAGACCATGGCCAACGCTGAGCGCGCCAAAGCCCGAATTTTCGGCAATGCAGCACCACAGGGGGACGATCATGACGCAGGATGACTACGAGGAATTTTCAGGCATGGTCGGTGCGATTACCGAGCTTTACGGCCGGGTCGCGAGCGAGTTTGCCATCACGATCTGGTGGGGCGCGCTGCGTCAGTACGACCTGGCAGCTGTGCGCCAGGCGTTCGATCGCCACGTTCGCAATCCAGACACCGGGCAGTTCGCGCCGAAGCCGGCCGACCTGATCCGGATGATGGGCGGAACGACCCAAGACTCGGCGCTGGTGGCCTGGTCCAAGGTCGACCGCGCGCTGCGCGTCGTCGGCCCATACCGAAGCGTCGTGTTCGATGATCCGCTGATCCACCGCGTGCTGGTCGAGATGGGCGGCTGGGTCGCGCTGGGCGCGAAGACTGAGCAAGAGTGGCCATTCGTCGGCAAGGAATTCGAAAACCGGTATCGCGGCTATCGGATGCGCAACGAACGACCCGACTACGCGCCGGTGCTGGTGGGCATGTGTGAAGCGCAGAACCAGCGCGTTGGCTTTGGCGTGGAGGCGCCGATGATGATCGGCGATCAGGCGCTGGCCGCGCGGGTGATGGCGGGCGGAACGACGCAGCCAATCATCGCGATGGCGCCGGCCGGCACACTCGCTGCGGCAGTGCGTCGAATCGATGGCCGCGCTGCTTGAGGGACTCGCTATGACCATGCTACTGCGAATTCAAGCTGCCTTGGCCGGTGTGCCTGGGCGTCGCCTGCAGGGGTACCGTTTGGCCGCACTTTCGGGCGTTCCACTCAAGAAATTTCAAAAGCGGGCGGCTATATTTGTGAGGCTCGGGCAGCTCAGCCGCGACAAGGTAAGGACGGATGGGAATGCTTTTTACTGGTACAGCCTGGATGATCGCCAGATGGCAGTGTTCCAACACAGGCAGGCGCTCGATGAAGCAAAAGCTGGCAAGGACATCGCCCTGGTGGCCGATGTAGAGGGCCTGCCCGCGCGTCTCGCTTTCCTGCGCATGCTGAAAGAGAAAACTGTATTCGGTGAGCACGCGATGCTTGCCCTCGTGATCGCTGATTACGAGCGAACCCAGCGGCTGCGGAACACTGCAGCCGGCTGACCTTGGCGGTTGACAAAGCAGCCTGAAATTACCGGAAGGTTGTCACTCACTGCTGACAACCAGGCGCACTCGATAGGAATGAAATGAACGTAATCCAGAAATACACCAGCGCCCTCGGATCATCGAACCTGCGCGACGACGCCCACCACCACAGCACCGAGGTGCTGGCCGCTGCGGCGCTTTGCCGCGACCTGGGCACCAAGCTGTTCCGCGTGAAGTACGCCGGCGACGCCACCAGCTATCCGGCGCTGCTCGACGCCTGGCGCGAGATCGTGAAGACCAAGGCAGGGCATCGCACCTGGCCGGCCGACGTGAGCCCGGCCAAGGTGGCGCGCCTGTCGCTGGATCACTGGTTGAACGATGTGTGCCCGGCCTGCACCGGCCGCGCCTACGAGCCGGTGCGCGGCCAGGCGACGGTGATGTCGGACATTGCCTGCCGCGCATGCGCCGGCAGCGGCACGCGCGCCGTGCAGGCCCAGCACAAGATGCTGCACCTGGTCGAGGACATGGTGGAAGCGCTTAATGCCATGGCGGCGCATGCAGCTGGCCAGACCATGAAGCGCCTGGCGGCCGATATGGATTTTTGATATTAGATCGCCAGGAGGATTTGCGCCAATATTGCGTCCAGGTTTGCTGGCTTGATAAGGTGCGCATCAAAGCCTGCGGCAATACCTTTTGCTCGCACCTCAGCATTGCCCCAAGCCGTCAATGCGACTAGCCTTGTTTCTTTTAAGTCCGGCAGCGAACGCATCTTAACGGCTACTTTATACCCATCTATGATGGGCATTCCAATTTCACAGATGACCACGTCTGGTATAAAATTTTCGACAACGCGGAAAGCGCTGGGGCTGTCATATACGCAAATTACATCATATCCAGACAGTCGAAGAAGCTCGGTCATTAGATCTGCAGCATCATGGTCGCCATCAATAATAAGTATTTTTTTGGATAAGCCCTCAATAGCCATGTGTTTTCCTTGTGAGATATTGTTGTAAAAAAACGTGGTCTTGATCAAGCTCAAGCAGGACGTGAATCGAATTTTTCTTGTGTTTAGCCGGAGGTGTTAAATTTTTATCATATCCTGTTAGGTAGGGAAAACTTCAAAAATATGTAGATCTATCGTGTGAACCTCTGCGTCACTGTTATTAAACACAGGTATAATTGATGCACTGCGCGCCTTACGATTCATCCAGCGCGCATAATTCAAGCCAAGCGCTACGGCGCGACGCAGGGCAGCGGCAAACCTCAAGCCGAGACCATTGATGCCCTGTTACGCCTGAACGAAAGCCCGCCTCTTTACCGACGCGGGCTTTTTTGTTTACTCGATGATTGGAATTAGCCTGACCACCTGCGCAGGGGAAAAGTAAACATTGGGATGCCCTAACCGGTTGAGTCGGTATCCAGGGTTGAGATGCGTAATAGAGCCAGTTAATTCTTTGTTGTCCGAAAACACTACAGCCCATTGGGTGTCGGTTGTAGCGCCGAATTCCCTAGCATCAGAAACTGCGCAGTAAACAATATCCATTTGATGTTGCTCCTTAGTTTATTTAAATGCTAACTATAGCATCTCTTACTCTGTGGCAAGTCCGGTTCTGCAACATGCCGATTATGCATCCTACGGCAATGACTTTTACTTGAGGCACCTATGTTGTCTCAATGCTTGCGTTTCGTGGCGGTGGTAGGATTTGCAGTGGTAGTTTCCATCGGACTGACCGCCCTTATCATCGGTAACATGGCATGAATCCACTCCACTACCGAGACATGATCGTACGCGCCGTGGGCGGGGCGGACGGCAAGACGCTCGACCTGATCGTCGGCCACGTCATCGATGCCGAGGATGCAAAGCGCTTCTTGCGCGCCAACGGCTATGGCGTGGCCGGTCTCTCGGCCAGCGCCACGGCGCGCCTGGTGCCGCCGGCACCGCCAATCGAAAGCAATCCATGAATAACCTGATGACAGTGCATACGCTGGGCCCGCAACTGATCGCGCTGCTCGGCCTGCCGAAGCACTGCGTTTCGTTCGAGCTGCGCTGCGCTGCTGGCGAACTCGTTACGGTGAAGTGCGAGTTCTACCCGGAAGAGGCGGAAGGTATCGACCTAGTGCTGGCCGAGTATGAGCTGGTGCCGCGCGCCACGTCGGCTGCCGCTGAGCCACAACGGGCCGAGGTTATCGGCTTCGATGCCTGGATGCACGAGCGCACCGAGGCTGCGCACCACGCGATGATGGCGCACGCCAAGCGCGGTGTATTACTCGTCAATGGCTAAGCTGCACAACCTCAAGCCGCGCATCACCGCTGCACCCGCACGTATCGCCACGATGACACCTGGTGCATGGCGCTCCGACAAGACCAGCAGCACGGCACGAGGCTATGGCTACAAGTGGCAACAAGCCCGCGCCGCTTACCTGGTCAAGCATCCTTTCTGTGTGTACTGCCTGCGTGATGCGGGCATCCCGATATCGGATGACTCGGTAGCAGTCGGCATGGCCTGCATGGCCAAGGGCATAGGCCTGCCGATGGCCACTGTGGTCGATCACGTAGTCGCGCATCGAGGCGACATGAAGGTGTTTTTGGATTCGGCCAACTGGCAAAGTTTATGCGCCCCACACCATAGCCGTGACAAGCAGCGCGAAGAAGCATTGGGTATGTAAGGCGGTCAGGCTCCCGGTTGAGGCGCCATGAGGCTGTGGTCAGGCCTCAGGCGCATCACCGAAGCGATAGGGGAGGGGGCGGGTAAATCTCTGGAGCCTTTGCCGCTCTAGACCGCATGTACCCCATTCGCAGATTTTATTTCCCTTTTAGGACTATGTTAATGGCTTTAACAGGCAAAAAGCGGGTGTTCGCAGATGCCGTTTTGGCCGGCCGCTCCAATAAGGAAGCCGCAATCGAGGCCGGGTACAGCGTGGCCACGGCATCGGCGGCAGGATCGCGTCTTGTTAAAGATGCCGAGGTCGCCGCATACATCGCCAGCCGGCGCTCAAGCCCGGCCTCCGCACCAGCAGCATCGACGAAAGTGCCGGCGCCGCCATCGGATGATGATGCCGTCGATCCGCTGAATGGCGCGCACTACATCGACCCGAAAGACTTTCTGGCCGCCGCCATGAACGCGCCGGAGTTGGACATGCGCCAGCGCATCGACTCGGCCAAGGCGCTCATGCCCTTCACGCACCAGAAGCTGGGCGAGGGAGGCAAGAAGGACGAGAAGCAGGTTGCCGCAAAATTAGCGGCGAAGGGGCTATTCTCCCCAGCCACCGCGCCTAAATTAGTAGTAAGTAATAAATGATGACGCCAGAGTGGTCGACGGCATGCCCTGATTGGGCTGACCGTCTAAAGTCTGGTCGCTCGATCATCCCGCCACCGATTTTCCCGGACGAAGCTGAGGCCGGCCTGGCTGTGCTGCGCAAACTGCGCATTGTTGACGCGCCCGGGTCCCCAATGATTGGGGATGCTTGCGCTCAGTGGGTGTTCGACCTGGCGGCCTCGATCTTTGGTGCATATGACTCCCGCGAGGGATCGGAGACTGAGGGGCGCCGGCTGATCACTGAATGGTTCGTACTCGTACCGAAGAAGAACTCGAAATCGACGGTGGCTGCAGCAATTATGCTCACCGCGATGATCCGTAACTGGCGCGAGTCGGCCGAGTTCACCATCCTGGCTCCCACTCTGGAGGTGGCGAACAACAGCTTTGCGCCGGCCCGCGACATGGTGCGCAAGGATGAGGCGCTGGAAGACCTGATGCAGGTCCAGACGCACGTCAAGACGATCACCAGCCGCCAGAACAACGGCACGCTGAAGGTCTCGGCCGCCGACTCCAACACGGTCAGCGGCAAGAAGTCGGTCGGCACGCTGATTGAGGAGCTTTGGTTATTTGGAAAGCAGGCCAACGCCGAGAACATGCTGCGGGAGGCGACTGGTGGGCTGGCCTCGCGGCCAGAGGGCTTTGTGATCTACATCACCACGCAAAGCGATGATCCGCCAGCTGGCGTTTTCCTGCAGAAGTTGCAGTATGCGCGCGACGTCCGTGACGGCGTGATCATCGACAAGCAGTTCGTGCCGATCATCTACGAATACCCGGACGACATTATCAAGTCGAAACAGGACCGCAACCCGGTCAACTTCGGCATGGTCAACCCGAACATCAATTACTCCGTCGACCGCGACTTCCTTGAGCGCGAAATGCGCAAGGCGGAAGTCGAGGGCGAGCATTCGGTGCGTGGCTTCCTCGCGAAACACCTGAACGTCGAGATCGGCCTGATGCTTCGGTCGAACCGGTGGGCTGGTGCGAATCATTGGGAGGCCCAGGCGCTACCGGCGCTGTCGTTGGAAGAACTGATTGAGCGATGCGAGGTGATCGACCTCGGAATCGACGGCGGCGGCCTGGACGACTTGCTGGGCTTCGCGGCCGTGGGCCGCTGCAAGACGACGCGCCAATGGTTCGCCTGGACGCACGCCTGGGCTCACCCCTCAGTGCTTGAGCTGCGCAAATCAGAGGCGGCCCGCTTGAATGATTTCAAGGATGACGGCGACCTGACGCTGGTCGAGAAGATCGGCGACGACGTGACCGAGCTGGTCGCCTTCGCCGCGCAGGTTTGGATGTCGGGCAAGCTCGACAAAATCGGCGTCGACCCCGCCGGTCTGGGCACGATCCTCGACATGCTGGAGATGGAGGGAATTCCCGCCGAACTGGTGATCGGGATCCCGCAGGGCTGGAAAATGAATGGCGCGATCAAAACCACCGAGCGCAAGCTGGCCGCCGGCGAGCTCTGGCACGGCGGTCAGCGCCTCATGAACTGGTGCGTCGGCAATGCCAAGGTGGTCGCAGTCGGCAACGCCGTCACGATCACCAAGCAGACCAGCGGCTCGGCCAAGATCGACCCGCTCGCCGCCTTATTCAATGCTGTGACGCTGCTGGCGCTCAATCCCGCCGCCACAGGCTCTTCTTTCTGGGATAAATAATGAGATTTTTGGGGAAGCTGTTCGGACGCAAGGCGGCCGCGCTGACGTACGACCAGGTCGCGGGCCTGATTGACGGTACGGGTGCCAGCCGCTTCGCCGGCGTGACCGTTACCGCAAAGACGGCGCTGCAAGTGTCGACGGTGTTGGCGTGCGTGAAGGTCATTGCTGATGGTTGCGCTACACCGAAGCTGCACGTGTACCGCGAGGGCAGTGATGGGCGACGTCAGAAGGCCACAAACATCCCGGAATATCGCCTGCTGTCGCGCCGGCCAAACGAATGGCAAACCTCATTTGAGTGGCGCCGCCAGATGACGATCCACGCCGCCCTGACCGGTACCGGCTTGTCGATCAAGGTCCGTGGGGACAACCGCCGCGTTCGCGAGCTGATCCCTGTGCAGCCCGGCAGTTGGAGCATGACACGCAACTCTCGGTACGAACTGGTGTATCGGTGTTGGGACCAGTTTGGCCTGATCGGCGAGTTTGGGCCGGGTGATGTCTTCTTGCTCAACGGCGTGCAGTGGGATTGGACGGAAAGTCTCAATGCCGTCGCACTTGCACGGTCCGCTATTGGGCTTGCCATGGTGACGGAGCAGAGCCAGGCGGCCATGCATGAAAACGGCTTGCGCCCCAGCGGTACTTATTCTGTGGAAGGCAGCTTGAACGAGGAGCAGCATGGGCGCCTTACCAACTGGATCAAGAGACAGGCCGGCGCACGCAATGCCGGCATGCCAATGGTGCTGGACCGCGCCGCAAAGTGGATGAGCACTGCGATCTCCGGCGTCGACGCGCAGCATGTCGAGACCCGGCGCCTGCAGATCGAGGAGATTTGCCGCGGCTACGGCGTGTTTCCGATCATGGTCGGGCATTCGGACAAGTCGGCCACCTTCGCCAGTTCGGAGGCTTTCTTCGCCGCACACGTCAAGCACACGCTGGCGCCGTGGCACGAGGCGTGGACCCAGCGCATCGACGAAATGCTGCTGGACGGATCCGGTCCGTTGTTCGCTGAGTTCGACACCAGGTACATGACTGAGGGCTCCATGAAGGATCGTTCGCAGTGGGCGAGGACGATGTCCGAGATGGGCATCTACACCCGCAACGAGATCCGCGACGAGGAAGGTAAAGACCCGCTTCCCGGCCTTGATGAACCACTCACGCCAATGAATATGACCAGCGGCCAGAAAGGAAAGAAAGATGATGCAGATCCCGAAGCTTGAAGTGCGCCACGCCGCCGGCGGCCGGCAAGTGCGCTCGTTTGCACTCCAGATCAAGGCTGCCGGCACCGACGGCTCGGTCGAGGGTTACGGCTCGGTCTTTGGTGTGCGCGACAACTACGACGACGTGATTGTCGCCGGCGCCTTCCAGGCATCACTTGCAGCTCACCGTGCCGCCGGCACCATGCCTGCGATGCTGTGGCAGCACGACGCAACTGAGCCGATCGGCATCTGGACCGAGATCGTCGAGGATGCCAAAGGCTTGCGCATGAAGGGCATGCTCGCACTGGACACCGCGCGCGGCAAGGAGGCATACGCGCTTCTGAAAATGGGCGCCCTGAACGGCTTGTCGATCGGCTTCATGTCGAAAAAGTGGTCTTATGAGGGCGATCTGCGCATCCTGGCCGAGGTGGACTTGTGGGAGGTTTCCATGGTCACCTTTCCGGCCAATGAAGCTGCCCGCATCACCAGTGTGAAATCCGCCGACGACATGTCGGCGCCAAAAGATGCTGAACGAATCCTGCGCGAGGCCGGATTCAGTAAGTCCGACGCCACGGCCTTCGTGTCGCGCGTCATGCGGATGGGAGAGGAGCGGAGGGATTCCGCCAACTCGACCGCCAAAGCGATGGGCGCAGCAACCCGCCTTCTCTCCTCACTCAATTCCTGAAAGAAAAACATGAAAAAGAATATCATTGGCGCCACTCTGGTTGCCACCATGGCGCTGCACTTCGCCGCCTTCCAAGCCAAGGCCGCCGATCTGCCGTTCTACGAACAGCGCGACGACCCGAGCATCAAATCGGTCGCCGAAGCCATCGACAAAATCGCCACGGCATTCGAAGAATATAAGCATACCAACGACCAGCGCATGGAGGCCATCAAGGCCGGCAAGAGCACTGAAGCGCTGGAAGCCAAGCTGGCGCGCATGGATGAGCACATCGAATCGATGACCGACGCCAAGAGCCGGCTGGAAAAGATGGAAACCAAACTGGCTCGCCCCGGCGCCTTTTCCGGCGGCGATCGTGAGCAGCGCGAAAGCGATGAATCGATCGCGTATAAAAGCGCGTTCTTCGACTGGATCCGCGCGCCGAAGGACTCGGGCTGCGAGCAGCGCCTGAGCCAGACCTTCAAGGCGCTGGAATCCAAGGCGGCCGCCGACAGCCGCGAATCGCGCTCGGCGCAGGTAGTGGTCGGCACCAACGCCGCCGGCGGTTACGCGCTGCCCAAGGTTATCGAAAGCGCCATCGCACGCCTGTCGGTTGATATCTCCCCGATCCGCCAAATCGCCACCGTGCGCACGGTCGGCACCACCGACTACCACGAGCTGTTTGACATCAACGGCGCCGGTTTTGAATGGCTGGGCGAGGGTGATACCCGCAACCAGACCAACACCGCAGACCTGGCTGAAATTGTGCCCACCTTCGGCATGGCCAGTGCGAAGCCGCAGGCTTCGGAAGAATCGCTGGACGACCTGTTCTTTAATGTCGAGGACTGGCTGATCACGTCGGCCGGCGAATCGATGGCCGGCGGAGAGGGCGCCGCGTTCATCTCGGGCAACGGCGTCAAGAAGCCGACCGGCATCCTGTCCGGCCCGGCGCCGGTGGCCACGGCGGACAGTTCGCGCGCATTCGGCACGCTGCAGTACTTCGCATCCGGCCAGGCGGCGGCGCTGCCAACGACTCAGGACGCTTTCCTGGACATGGTCTACGGTGTGCGCGCACGCTACCGCAACAACGCGCAGTGGCTGACCTCGAAGGCAGTGCTGGCCGGCTTGCGCAAGTACAAGGACAGCACCAACCAATACCTGTGGCAGCCGGCGCTGACCGCCGGCCAGCCGGCAACCTTCCTGGGCTACGGCATCACCGAGGCCGAGGACATGCCAGCCATCGCCGCCAACTCCTTCCCATTGGCGTTCGGCGACTTCAAAGAAGGCTACCTGATCTGTGACAAGGTGGGCATGCGCATCACCCGCGACGAGATCACCACGCCAGGCTTCGTGAAGTTTTACGTCCGCCGTCGCGTCGGCGGCAAGCTGCGCAACACCCAGGCGATCAAGCTGCTGAAAATCGCAGCAGCCTAATCACCAACCGAGGCCCGCTGATGCGGGCCTCTTCAATGGAAGGAATGATGATGGAATTGATCGCAACGCAGGCATTCAGCTGGGCGCACCGCGGCGTCGAGGTTGAGCAGTTTGTTGAGGGCCAGAGTATCGAAACGGACGATGCGGACCTTATCTCGGTGGCGCTGGCTGAGGGTTGGGCCAAGGAACCGAGCGCCAAGGCAAAGAACGGCGCCACGAAAAATAAAGAAGCGTAACCGGAAGACCTGCTATGACGAAGACGATTAAGTACACCGGAACCATTGATCGATGGCCAGAGCTTGCCGTTACGGGCGGCCAGGCAATGTGGCGCCTTTCGCAGCAAGAGCAGCGCTCGGACACGGAAGCGGAGATGCTGCTGCTGACCGGCCAGTTCCTACTCCTGCAAGAAACGCCCCAGTATCCCATGCATGTCTCGGTTGGCGTTAATCGTGTGGCCACACTGCCTGAGGGCCAGGCCCTGACCATTACCGGCGCGCCCGGCGCCACGGGCATCGTCAGCCTGCTCGATCCAGTGCTGGGTGGCACGAATTCACTGCAATCGTGGACCGTCGGCGCTGGTGCGTTGGCGCAGATCGGGCCTTATGCTGGCCAGCAGCGCTTCCTGGTGGCGTGCTCGGCGGGACGTGTGGATGCTGAAGTGAATGCTGCTGCGGCATTGGCGCCGATGATCGTCGTATCCAGCGCCGCACCAAACAACAATGACGGCCGCCCCGACGGCACCATTTATATCCAGACAGCATGATAAAGACCAAAAACACTGGCGCGTACGCGGGCATCGTCGGCATGCAGAACAAGAAAAACGGCGTATGCTCTGCCGTGGCCGGTTGCTTTGCGAAGGTTGGCGGGGCTTATCGGAATGTGCTGGTCACGCCCGGCACAGCACGGTTGCTCAACGTGGGAACCAACCAGCGCTGGCTGGGCGGCATCATCGGCCCCGTCAGCAATCCGATTCCGGCCAGCACCGACACCCCAGAAAGTATTTTCCGCCAGCCGACCAGCATCGGCAGCGGCGACGCGCGCAACTTGCGTCTCTTCTGGCCGACGTGGGGCAACGGCAATAACGGCGACGAGCCGCTGGGGGCCTTCCAGATCGATAGTTCCGCTCTGGAATTTAATGGCGCCACTGCCAAAGTTACCTATGGCGGCGTCGAGAAGCGCCAGGTGCTCGAGGGGGAGATGACCACTATCATTGGACAGCCGCAGCCTGTAGCTGGCGTTTTGTCTGATCCAATCACGCCAGCGCAGTTGCTCGCCGCGTTTGGCAAGGACCGCCTGAATCGCGGTGACAAGGTGTGGAAGCGGGGGCGCATGATCCGCGCTGATCGCACGGTACATTACGGTATCACTCGCCTGATGAGCCAGGATACGAGTGGTGCGTCATTCCGATTCAAGGCCGACTCGGTCAACGCCATTCCTGACGTGTACGCCACCGGTCCCATGACTATGACCCGCACTGGCGCGGTCGGCACACTGTATTCGGAAGCGTCAGGATACGATCCGATCTTGCTGGGGGAATTCGTCAACGAGGCTGGCATTATTGTCTTGGGCCTGTTCGGCGCATCGATGGAGCATGGTGCAACCGATACAGCGTGGACGGCGCCGATGAACAGCGGGCGCGGAATGATGCGTGCGACCTTTGACAAAGACGGCGTTAGCAACCCTTACGCCGGCCTGGTAGTGGCGGCTTCGGGCAACGGGCTAGACGACATGACTGGCCCCAATAAACGCAGCTATTGCACTGTTGCATGGATGACAGATTTGGAGCTTAGCCCAGGCGGCAATGATCTCGGCTCTGCCGACGCCACAAGCGATGTTGCCAAATACGCCGGCATCCAGACCAATCTGCGCGGGTTGTATGCCGATCTGCGTGCCATTAATCCTATGATCAAACTATTTGTGCTGAGCAAGCCGCCAAGCACGGTGTCTACCGACGGCTACATCACCGACATAAACCAGACGCCAGGAACCGAGTATGGCGAAGGACAAAAGGTCGAAACGCTTTACCGCGATTGGCTGCTTGGTCAGGTTGGAGTTGCAGGCGGGATCGACGCGGTAATTGACCCGCCGGAAATGCACTGGCCAGGGAAGCGTTGGCTATGGGGGAATGCGGCAGGTATGCCGGCTTCGCTCGATGGCGCGGCGCTTGGCGCCCCGGCCAACCAGAACCATCCAGGCACCAATCAGTACAAGCTTATTGCCCGTGATATCCGCGCCTTTTGCGGCATGCCCCCTTGGGCATAGCCCATCTCGTCAAACAACGCTGTCGCACGGCGGCATTCCACAATCAGGATCCACATGCTCACAATCGAAACCGGCGCAGGCCTGCCTGACGCCGAATCCTACGCCAGCATCGCCGCAGCAGACGTGCGCTGTGCCAGCCTGGGCTTGACTGCCTGGGCGGCGCCATGACCGCTATCCGCATCACGCCGCCGGCCACATTTCCGGTTAATCTCGCCATAGCCAAGGCAAACATGCGCGTCGACGGTGACGATATGGATGTGCTGATCACGTCGTGGATCAAGGGTATCGTCGCCGTGCTTGAGCACGAGATCGGCCAGTGTTTGATTGAGCAGACGTGGCGCGTGACGCTCGACTGCTTCCCGGAGGCGATCAAGTTGCCGCATCCGGTTTTGTCGATCACGTCGGTAAAGTATTTCGATGTTAACGGCACAGAGAAGACGCTGGAACCGGCGGCCTATCGCCTGTGCCGTGCGCGATACCAGTCGCACCTGATGCCGGCGCGCGGCGGCGCCTGGCCAGCCACGCTGGCCGACGCTGACGTGACTGTCGAGCTGGTATGCGGCCACGGCGCGGCGCCGGCGGATGTGCCGGAAAACGTCCAGCTCTACATCCTGGCGAAGTTGGTCGAGCAGTTCGACCCGGCCACGCGCCTGGAGCGCGACACCGTGCAGTCGGCGTTCGTCGAGCGGCTGCTGGATGCCTGCCGGAGCTACACATGAGTCTCGGCGCACGGCTCAATAAGCGCATCACGTTGCAGGTGCTGGCGGCCGGTCAGGACGAGGCTGGCCAGCCGCTGCCAGCAGATTGGATGAACGTCATCGCCAGCGGCGACGGCAAACTGTGGGCCGAGGTCCGCGACGTCAGCGGCCGCGAGTTCGTCTCCGCCGGCGCCACGCAGAACCAGGTACTGACGACCATCACCATCCGGTACCGCGTCGGCGTGCTGCCGAAGATGCGCGCGCTGCACGGCACCGACGTCTACCGCATCGAGGCTGTGCTTGGGCAGGACCAGCGCACGCTCACGCTGATGTGTTCGCGCGGCGCGGCATGAGCTTCAATATCAATCTGGCCGGACTTGACGAGCTGCGGGCAAAGCTGCGCGCCTATGGCGAGGCCGTAAAGGATGAGGTTGCCATCGAAGGCGCCGCCGGCATGGGCCTAGTGATCTACGAGGAGGCCAGGTCCAGGGCGCCAATCTCAGTAGGCGCCCATTATTTCCACGGCAGCCAGTTCAAGAAAAACGGCACCAAGTACCTATTTCAGCCTGGGACCTTGAGGAATGCAATTTACCGCGTTTTCTCCCCGGAAAAATCGAGTGACACACTCAAAATGTACCGGGTGAGCTGGAACCACACCAAGGCACCGTATGGCGCCATGGTCGAGTACGGCACCTTGCGTGCGCCGGCAAAGCCGTTTATGCGCCCGTCACTATCAAGGCTGAATGACGCGATAGCCGTCGGCAAGACGCGCATGGCGGCAAAGTTGGATGAAATACAGGGTCGACAATGAGTATTGACATTGCACTATTTGAAGCGCTGCGGGGTTTAGTTGCCGACCGCGTCTATCCCGACCTGGCGCCCGATGATGCATCCCGTCCGTATATTACCTATCAGCAGGTGGGCGGCGATGCCGTCAATTTCGTGGAGAGCACCATTCCTGCGAAGAAAAACGCCCGCATGCAGATCAACGTGTGGGCCGATACGCGCATCCAGGCGACCGCCATGGGCGGCGCCGTCGAGGATGCGCTGCGCAGTCTGATTTCCCTGCAGCCGTCCGTCTTAGGCGCCGCTATTGCGACCTACGACGACGAAACGAAGTTGCGCGGCACCATGCAAGATTTTTCTCTCTGGATCTGACGATATGCCGACCTCTCTTGCTGGCAGCACGTTTGCTGTATCGCGGTCGACTCCCGCCGACGCGACCGCCGCCGGGTTCGCCGCGCTGAGATTCACGCAGATTAAAGGCGTCAAGGTCATCGGCGAGCTCGGAAATCAGTACGCCACGACCATAAGAAATTGCATCGGCTTGGCCCGGCCGCATCAGGCCATGTCCGGACTGGCCGAGTTGTCGCTGCAGGTGGAGTTGATCCGCATCGCAGATGATGGGCAGGACGTGCTGCGCTCCGTAGTGGGCCTCGATTCCGCGTGCAGCTACCGAGCGACGCGGCCAGACGGCTCGCTGATTTACTTCACCGCCCAGGCCACCGGCCTGATGAACGGCGGCTTTACGTCGGGATCGATCGCCGAGCAGAAATGCAATATGGCCGTGCTGAGTAAGGTCATCGAGGTCGATTAAGCAAACAGCAGAATTTACAGAGGCCAGCCTAACCCGCTGGCCTTTTCCATTTGAGCCGCCCCTGGAAACTCGGGCGGTTTTTTTACGCCCGCGAGGGTTACCACTCTCGGTCAAGCGACCGGAAAGGCTTTAAATATGTCGATCTCCCTGCCTAACGGCGCAACGCTGAAATTGGCCACCGTCTACGGCTCGGCCATTTCCATCACGGCGGCAAGCAATGCTAACCCAGCCGTTCTCACTGCCGCCGCCCACGGCCTGGCCAATGGCGACCTGGTCGAGGTTACCTCTGGCTGGTCCCGCATCAACAACCGCATCTACCGCGTCAGCCTGTCTGCGGCCGGCACGTTCGCCCTGGAGGGTCTGGACTCGTCCAATACCACGACCTACACCCCAGGCGGCGGCGTCGGATCGGTGCGCAAGATCACCACGCTGACCCAGATCACGCAGATTCTGGAAACCACCAGCTCGGGCGGCGAAATGGGCTTCACCGAGGTGTCGCTGCTGGAAAACGACTTCTCGACCCAGTTGCCCACCCAGGCAAGCGCGCAGTCGATCGCCATTTCCATCGCCGATGATCCGACGCTGGCCGGCTTCATTGCCGTGAAAGCAGCTGCCGAAACGCGCAGCCCGCGCGCACTGGTCGTTACCCTGCCAAACAACTCCGTGATCCTCTACAACGGCATTGTCTCCCTGGATGAAACGCCGTCGCTGACGAAGAACTCGATCATGGCCGTCAAGTCCACGTTCTCCCTGCAGGGCCGCCCGGTCCGCTACTGATCAAACGCAGTAACCAGCAGTTCTCCCAATGCCGCACGAGAAATCGCAGCGGCATTATTTACGCCCGTCTGGTCGCACCTTGCGGGTCTTTTTCTTCCCTTGAAAGTACAAAATGGCAAAGCCAAAATTCAGCTTGACCGCATCCCCAACCTTCAAAGTCAAAGTGTCGATTCCAGTGGCCGGCGGCAAGCCTGTCGACGTCGAATTCACCTTCAAGCACCGCACGCGCGAAGCGTTCAAGAAATTCATTGAGAGCCTGACCGACCGCGAAGACGTGGACGTCATCTTGGACATCGCCAGCGGCTGGGACCTGGAAGATGCCTTCGATGCCGATTCGCTCGAAGAGTTGGTCGAAAACCACATCGGCTCCGGCGTCGCCATCATCCAGGCCTACATCGCCGAGCTGACTGCGAACAAAGTAAAAAACTAAAAGACGTCGCCACGGCGATGTACGAGCCAGCTCCGAACGAGGAGGAGCTGGCCGCCTTCGGCCTGACTGCCGAGGACGTGGCGGCGGACCCCGTGGACATTTGGCCGGACAACGTCGCGGCCTTCCAAATCTTCTCGTTCATGGGCACGCAATGGCGCGTCGGTGGCATGGGCGGCGCAACCGGCCTTGACTACAACGTGATGTACCGAAAGATGGATCGTCTTTCGCTGTCACCTGCCGACTACGACGATCTGGAAGCCGACCTTCGAATCATGGAGGCGGCGGCGCTGGATTGCATGCATCAGAAAACATAGCCGCCTTCGGGCGGTTTTTCATTTGGAGCCCTATGACAAATACGATTGGCGGCGCGACCATTGAGTTGGCGGTTGATTCCAGTGGCGTCGAGTCCGGCCTGGATCGCGTGGATGGTGCTGTCAAGCGCACTGGCCGCACGCTCGACAGTCTGCGCACCCAGGGCGGTGGCGCACTCGATAGCATTGGCAATGGCGGGGCAGCGGCCGCCAATCGTGTTGATGCCGCAACCCGAAATATTGCTGGTGCGGTAGAGCGGGCGAATGCAGCCTTGATCTCCGGCAAAAAGTCGGGTGCTGAATATTTCGAAGAGCTGGGCCGCAGCCGTGGCGCCGACATGATGAAGTTGGCGCCGTTGATTGCGCAATTGCGCGAGACGGAGGCGGCTCAACTGCGGGCAAAAGCATCAACCGAAGCCGCCGCAGCAGCCCAGCAGAGCGCAGCGGAAGCGGCGCGCGCGCAAGCGGCTGCCCTGCGGGAAGTTGCTCAGGCCCAGGCTGGCAAGGATTCGTATGTCGCCGGCCTGCGTGAGCAAATCGCGCTATATGGCAAATCGACCGAGGAAGTGCTGCGCTACAGGGCCGCACAAGCTGGCGCCGCTGAGGCGGCCGGTCCGCTGATTCTGCAATTGCAAAACATGCGCGCGGCGCACGAGGCTATTACGGAATCGACGCGCCTGGAGGCTCAGGCGCAGCGCCAAGTCGCACAGGCCCAGGCGAATAAGGATGGATTCCTGTCGGCCCTGCGCGAGCAAGTCGCGCTACACGGTAAGTCTGCGGAAGAGGTGTTGCGCTACCGCGCCGCGCTGGCCGGCGCCGCAGCCGACGCGGAGCCGATGATCCAGGCAATTACCCGCATGAAGGCAACGCAGGAGGCGGCAACCGCATCTGCTAAAGCAGCGGCCGACGCGCAGCAGGCAGCCACACAGGCGCAAGCCAAGGGTGATGCATTCCTGATCAGCCTGCGTGAGCAGGTGGCGCTGTACGGAAAATCTACGGAGGAGGTGCTGCGCTATAAAGCTGCGCAGGCTGGCGCGGCGAATGCTGCCGAGCCACAAATCCAGAAATTGCAACAGCTCAAGATTGCGCAAGAGGCCGTGACGGAGGCCGCTCGCCTGGCAGCAGCGGCGCAGCAGCAGGCCGCCCAGGCCCAGTCCAACCGCGACACCATGCTGGCTGGACTGCGTGAGCAGATCGCCTTGTATGGTAAATCGACTGAGGAAGTGTTGCGCTATCGCGCCGCCCAGGCTGGCGCCGCCGGCGCGGCCGAGCCCTTGATTCAAGAGCTGCAACGCCAGAAAGTGGCTCAGGATGCGGTGGCGGAAGCAACCCGGCTCGCCGCCGCCGCTCAGCAGCAGGCGGCTCAGCAGCAGGTTGCTGGCACGGCGATGGTTGCCAGCTTGCGCGAACAGATCGCGCTGTATGGAAAAACCACCGAAGAAGTCTTACGTTACAAGGCGGCCCAGGCTGGTGTTGCTGGCGCAGCCGAGCCGCATATCCAAGAGCTGGCGCGCCTGAAGCTCGCTGAGGATGCCGTTACGGCGGCGGCGAAAGCAGCAGCCGAGGCGCAACGCCAGGCCGCCACGGCGCAGACCGGCCGCGACTCGTTCGTCGCCGGATTGCAGCAGCAGGCCGCGGCTATCGGGAAAAGCCGCTCGGAATTATTAGAATTGCAAGCAGCTCAGATGGGCGTGACCGCGCAAGCCGCTCCATTCATCGCGAAACTGCGCGAAGTTGAGCAAGGGCTGAACCATGCAGGTATGTCGGCGCGCGCTACCGCCGCCGCAATGCGCGGCGTGCCGGCGCAGTTCACCGACATCGTCGTCAGTATCCAGGGCGGGCAAAATCCGCTGACTGTGCTGCTGCAGCAGGGTGGGCAGTTGAAGGATATGTTCGGTGGCCTCGGCAATGCGGCAAAGGCGCTGGGCGGCTATGTTCTCGGGCTGATCAATCCATACACGCTCGCTGCAGCAGCCGTTGCGGTGTTGGCGGTGGCATTTATCCAGGGCCGCAACGAAGCAATCGCCTATAGCAAGGCGCTGATCTTGGCCGGCAACACCGCCACAACCACGTCCAACCAACTAGCGGACATGGCGCGCAACATAAGCAAAGGCGTGGGCACGCAGGGCGCCGCCGCTGAGGCGGTGCTTGCCATGGTCGCTACCGGCAAAGTCGCCGCCGGTAACCTGGAGCAATTTAGCGCCGTGGCCATCAAGGCGCAGCGTGCACTCGGTCAAAGCGTCGGCGACACCGCCGCCCAGTTCGCCGATCTGGCGAAGGCTCCTGTTGCTACGCTGCTGAAATTGGACGAAACATTCCATTTCCTGACAGCCGATATTTACAATCAAGTCAAAGCGCTGGAGCTGCAAGGGCGCACCGTCGAGGCTGGCACGCTAGCCCAGAAGGAATGGAATAAGACGCTGGGCGATGTGTCGGGCAAAGTTACAGAGAATCTCGGCAGCCTACAAAAGGCGTGGAAATGGGTAAGCGACGGCGCCAAAGAGGCATGGGACTCTATGCTCAACATCGGTCGCGAGGAATCGCTGGGGGATCAACTTGCGGCCGTCCAAAAGCGCCTGGCCTCATCGGCAGGGGCTGCAAGTGGTAAGTTGCCAAACGGCCTGACCGCCGGCGCCGAGACGCGCAGCCCTGCTTATGCTAAACGCCTGGCCGAAGACCTTGCGCTTGAGGCAAGCCTGAAAAGCCAAATCGCCACCGAAAAGGCGGGGATAGCACCGAAGGAGGCCGCCAACAAGCTGCGAGAGGCTGGCCTGAAATGGGTTCAGGATGAGGAGAAATATCTTTCGCGCGTGCAGTTGCGTGAGCAGGAAATCGCGAAGACACGTGCGCAAGGCGCTGCCGCCGGTGTCTCGCAAGCTGATGTTGATGCACGCCTCGCCGCCATCAAACTCCGATACGCCGATACCTACAATATCGCCATCGACACGCAAATCGAATTGCTGAAACGTCGCGGCGCGGTAGAGGAAGAGGCGGCCAAGCGCTCCATGGCAACGCTGGGCGCAGATCGCGCCGCTGGACTCGCTACCAGCCTGCTGGCCGAGTTCGCGTATGCGGATGCGGTCGCGAAGTTCGATCAGGATGCATTGGCGCGCAAAAGGGCGCTGCTGGTCGCGGAGCTTGCTCTCACGGCCGCCAAGCCGAATAGCAAGAAAGAGCAGGCGGGCCTGAGCGGCGCGATTGCCGAGTTGGATGCGCAAGCGCTGTCCCGCACGCTGCAACTGAAAGATGATATCCGCGTTCTTGACATCAAGGACACCAAGCAGGCCGCGAACAATCTCGCCGACCTGGCGGACAAGCGCGCCACCGACTTGCAAGCGCTCCAAGCTCAATTGCGGGCGCAGAAGGATGCCAATACCCTGATCGGCCTCAGTGCGATCGAGGTAAATAAATTCAACCAGGCGCTGACCGAAGAAGCTGCTGCACGGCTTGAAAACCAGGCGAACATCATCGGCGGCAACGAGGCGCGCGCCGCCGAGGCGGCAACAATGCGCGCAAGCGCAGTCGTAATGCGTGAGTTGGCGGCAGAGCAGGCGCGCGGCTTGAGCCTGAGCGCCGGCACTGACGTCGCCAAGGCAAAGGAGTTGCTTGATATCCTTGTTGCCGTCGACAACGCGGCCAAGCAGGCCGCACAGGGTATGACCGAGTCATTCGGCCGCGTCGGTTCCGCCATTGGTGGCCTGACTACGGCGCTGACCGGCTACGCGGTGCAGCAGCAGACGATCGCTGCGCAACTAGCATCCATCAAAGCTGACCCGAAAAGTGGCGCCGACAAGATTGCCCAGGCCGAACTGGCTGCGACGAAGTCGTCAGCAGCAGCCAAGGTCAAATCGTACGCAGATATGGCCACTGCGGCAAAGGGCTTCTTCAAGGAAAACACGGCCGGCTACAAAGTGATGGAAGGGGCGGAAAAAGCATTCCGAGCCTATGAAATGGCCATGGCCGTCGAGTCGATGGTGAAAAAACTGTTCACCGTTTCCGCTGTCACGACAGCTACGGTGGGCGGCGAGGCGGCAAAAGCGGCTGCGGTTCAAGCCGGAGTGGCGACGCAGTTGGCTGCCGATACCGTCAAAGGCACGTCCGCTGCAGCCGTGGCGGTCGCTACGCAAGCGCAGGGCGATCCTTACAGCGCTTGGATTCGCATGGCCGCGATGGCTGCCGCGATGGCCGCCCTGGGCTTCGCAGTATCTGGCGGCGGTGGATCGGACACGACTGCCAAGGACCGCCAGGCCGCCACCGGTACCGGATCCATCCTGGGTGACTCATCCGCGAAATCGGAATCGATCGCACACAGCCTGGCCATCATGGAGAAAAACTCCGGCCTGGGCCTGGCGCACACCATTTCGATGGACCAGTCGCTGAAACAGATGGTGGCCGGCATCGGCAACTTATCCAGCCTGCTGGCGCGGTCTGGTGTGACTGCTGCTGGCGGCGGCGCTGCAGCGGGGGTGCAAACTGGCACGACCACGCTGGGCGGCAGCCTGGGCATGGCTGCCGGCACGCTGGCTGGCGGCGTCGGCGGCGCGGCACTCGGCACTTATCTGGGGATGGGCATGGCGGCCATTGGCGGTCCGTTGGGCTTGGCCGTTGGGGCTGTGCTCGGTTCGGTGCTCGGTGGCGTCGTGTCGAAACTGTTCAACACCTCGACCTCGATCAAGGACCAGGGCATCACCGGTAAGGCCATGTCGCTGGGAAATGTGGATGCGCTGGGCTTTACGGCCCAGGCGTATGCCGACGTCAACACGAAGAAAAAGGCCTTCGGCATCAGCTACAGCAGCAAGGACAGCACCAAAACGGCTGCGCTGTCGGACGAAATGAACGACCAGTTCACCATGATCATCAGCAGCATGGGCGACACCATCCGCAGCGCAGCCGACGTGCTGGGGCTGGGTGGTGCTGCGTTCAATGCGCACCTCAATTCGTTCGTGGTGGACCTGGGCAAGATCTCGCTGAAAGACTTGTCGGGCGAAGAGCAGCAGAAAGCCCTGGAGACGGCGTTTTCCAAGATGGGCGACGACATGGCGAAGTTTGGCGTGGCTGGCCTGGCGCAATACCAGGCGGTGGGCGAGGGCTATCTGGAAACGCTGGTGCGCGTCACCAATGATTTCATGCAGGTGTCCGACGTGCTGGCCGTCCTGGGCAAGTCCTTCAACACCACCGGCCTGGGCGCTGTGGCGCTCAGCGAAAGCCTGATCTTGGCGACCGGCGGCCTGGAGGCGTTGACGACCAATACCGGCTATTTCGTCGAGAACTTCCTGACGGAAGCGGAACGCATGGCGCCGATCACCAAGTCGGTGAACGATGCCATGGGCAAGTTGGGCGTTTCAGGCGTGACCACGGTCGACCAGTTCAAGGCCTTGGTGCTGGCGCAGGACCTGAGCACTGCGGCCGGCCAGGCGATGTATGCGCAGCTGATCGCCATCGCCGAGCCGTTCAAGAAGGCCGCGGACTACGCTGCTGAACTGGCTGCCGCAACTGGCGATTTTGCTGCTGTGGCAAAAACTGCCAGCGAGATCGCCAGCGAACACCGCGACCTGCAGCAGCAGCTCAATGAATTGACGAAAAGCGAAACGGCGTTGCTGGCGATCCAGCGCGCTGGCATCGCCGACGTCAATAAGGCGCTCTTCGACCAGGTGCAGGCCGCCAAGGCTGTTGTTTCAGCCAAGGAGGCACTGGGCAAGGCCTACGACAGAGAGGCGGCAGCGGCCCAGACGGCGCTGGATAAATCGAAGTCGTGGGTGTCCACCCTCAACGGCCTGAACGCCAGCATGGCCCTGGGCAGCCAGTCCATCCTGACGCCAGAGCAGAAATATGCCGAGGCGCGCGCGCAGTTCGAGAAAACCCTGGCGGCGGCCAATGCCGGCGACACGACCGCGCAGTCCGGCCTGTCGGCTGCCGAGCAGGCCTTCCTTACGGCTTCGCAGGTGGTCAACGCCTCGGACGCCCGCTACGCGGCAGATTACGCCCGCGTGGTGGCGGCCAATGACGAGGCGTTGAAATGGGCCTCGGCCCAGGTCGACGTGCAGCAGGCCAGTCTGGATGCCCTCAAGGCCCAGGTGTCGGGCCTGATCACCATCAACGACAGCGTGCTGACCGTGGCGCAAGCCATCGCCAACCTGCATGCGGCGATGGGCGTGTCGAGCGGCCTGGGAGTGGAATTCACCAATGCGCCGGCAGTTGCCGCTTCGGCCGCTTTTTCTAGCGCCCCGGCCCCCGTAGTTTTTGATGCCATGCGCTATTCGGCTGGTTCGAATGTTGGTTCCGACGCATTGGTCGCTGAAATCCGCGCCCTGAACGCCAGACTGGATGCCCAAACAGTCGAGATCAAGGGCTTGCGCGCCGATCAGGCCAAGCAAACCGGCGCCACCATCCAGGCCACCGTCGAATCGAACGACAAGGCCGCCAAGACTGTTGTGGCTGGTATCGATAAATCAACCAAGTCCTCTGCGTGGGGAAAACAAGAAGGGTACTCGAAGTGACCGATGCGCAATTTTTAGAATGGCTGAAGGACGACACTGCCCATCGCACGGCCCTAGTCGAGGTACAGGTGAACGTGGCAGGCGAGGAGGTGACGCGGTACATCGCATCCCGTTCGTATGTTACCGGTCCGCTGGATGTGCCGCCCAACACGGCGTATCTGGCCCTCGTCACGAACGGCCTGGCCCTCACGGAACAGATTAGTCTGACGAGCGAGGCGGGGCTGTCGGGCGGCGATATCGAGCTGGCCAATACGGACGGTTCGCTCGACAGCTGGCTGGCCGACGTCTGGCGCAATCGGCCGATCAAGGTCTGGTTCGGTGACGTGCGCTGGGCGCGCGGAGAATTCCAACTACGCTTCGACGGCCTGGTCGCCGATGTCAGCAGTGCCGGCCCCGAATCAATCAATCTGGCGCTGCGCGACAAGATGGGACGCCTGGACACGCCGATCACCGAGGCCAAGCTGGGCGGCGCCACGCCCAACAAGGATGTGACCTTGCCGGTCCCGTTTGGCGAGTGCCACAACGTCACGCCCTTGCTGACCAACCCGGCCACGCTGGAATACGGATTCCTTGGTGCCGTCGAGTCGAGTTTCGAGGTGCGCACCAACGGTAAGCCCATAGCCGTGGCACTCAATGACCAGGCCGGGCGCTTCAACCTGACCACGCCACCTTATTCGGCAGCGATCACGGTCAGCGTGCAGGGTGACAAGGGCGGCGGCTACGTGCCGCGCATCGCGCCACTGGTGCAGCGCATCGCCACCGCTTATGGCAAGGCGGCCGACCGCTTCACGCTGGCCGACCTGGACCTGGCCAACCTGGCAGCGTTCGATGCGGCCCACCAGCAGCCGGTTGGTCTGTATGTGGCGGACCGGGTGAATCAAGCCCAGGCCATCCAGCAGCTGGCGGCCAGCGTGGGCGCGCAGGCGGTCATGTCGAGTACCGGCCAGCTGCGCTTGGTGCAGATCGCGCTGCCGGCCGCCGGTGTGCCGGTGGACATTGGCCCCGCGCAGATGATCCAGGGCACCTTGCGCCCGGTCGAGCGCCTGCCGGTGGTGGCGGCGGTGAAAGTCGCCTACGACCGGAATTACACACTGCAGCCCAGTCTGACCACCAGCATTCCGGCCGAGCATGCCGACATGTATGCCACGGAATGGCTGACGGTCACGGCGGTCGACGAGGCGGTGCGCACGCGTTACCGCCTGACCGATGACCCGCCGCAGATCGAAACCTGCCTCAAGCAAGAGTCGGATGCGGCGGCGGAAGCGGCTCGGCGCCTGGCGCTGAACAAGGTGCAGCGCACCACTTACGAATTTGAAGGAACGCCCGAGATGATGATGCTGGAACTGGGACAAGCTGTGGTGCTGCGCAATCGGCGCTACGGCCTGCAGAATGGTGTGGCAGGCGTGGTCGTGCTGCTTTCGCGCCGGTGGCTCGATTGCCGTGTGACGGTGGGAGTGCTGGTATGAGCGCCATCGTTGGGACGCGTGACAAGCGCCTGCAGGCGTCGGCCGAGCGTTTCAGTACGATAGCCGACGGCAAGGCGATCCTGATGACTGGCAGCACGCCTGTGTTTCGCGTGAACAGTGCCGGCGCCGGAGCGCCCGGCTCGATCTCCATTACCGCCAAGCCCGTGAACGTGGTGGGCGATATCGTGTTTTCGGTATCCGCCGGCACGCAGATCGCAGTCGACGGCAACGTGGCCACCGTTGACTTTGCCAACATGACCACGGATATGGCCTTGGTGCAGGCGCGCATTCGTGAATTTGGCGTCGATTACGTCTCCAACTACATGATCAGCAAGGTCTTCGACGGCGTCAGGGGCGATACCGGCCTGGCCGGCTTGAACACGGGCCAGGCCTTCGCCTACAAGCGCGCGGCGGCCGCCCCTACTGATTCGCCGGGTGACGTGATCTTTACTTTTGCCACGGGCAGCATCACGACGCCTGCCGGCAACGACCTGGCCAATGGCTGGTCAAAGAATATCCCGGCTGGTTCGGCGCCCTTGTACGTGCGCGTGGCCGCTGCCAGCTCGCGCAATGCCACGGACAATATTGTCGCCAACGAGTGGTCGTCTGCCGTGCAGCTGGTCAGGGACGGCGCCACCGGTGCTGATGGCACGAACACGGCACAGGCCTTCGCTTATAAGCGGGCGGCATCCGCGCCCGTCGACTCGCCCGGCGATGTGGTCTACACGTTCTCCAGTGCATCCATCACCACGCCGGTCGACAACGACCTGGCCAATGGCTGGACCAAGACCATCCCGGCCGGCACGGCACCGCTGTACGTGCGCGTAGCAGCGGCCAGTTCGCGCAGCGCCACGGATGGCATTGCCGCGAACGAGTGGACGGCCGCCGTACTGCTGGCCCAGGATGGCACGCCTGGCCAGAACGGTGTGAACGTGGCGCCCGTGCGTATCTATCAGCGTGCCGCCGTCAATGTGGCGCCGGAGCTGCCAAGCGCGGCATGCACATTCACCTTTGCCACGGGCGCGCTGACAGGCCTGAACAACGGCTGGTCGACGCAGGTGCCGACGGCGGGCGGCGCCTATTTGTTCACGTCGGGCGCCGCAGCCGCGTCGAAGGCCGCCACCGATGATATCCCTGCCAGTGAATGGGCGGTGGCGGCGCGCATGGCGGCTGATGGTGAAAATGGCGTGGATGGCCTGAACGTGGCGCCGGTGCGCATCTACCAGCGCGGCGCGACCAGCATCGCGCCGGAGCTGCCGAGCGCGACATGCACGTTCACCTTTGCCACGGGCGCGCTCGCCGGCTTGAACAACGGCTGGTTGACGCAAGCGCCGACGGCGGGCGGCGCATACCTGTTCACCTCGGGCGCCACAGCAGCGTCGCGCACGGCGACCGACGACATCGCCTCTGGCGAATGGGCGGCCGCTGCGCGCCTGGCAGCCGACGGCGTGACGACCTACACCTGGGTGAAGTATGGCAATACCGCTGCAGGCGATGGATTCTCCGATTCGCCCGTGGGCATGAGTTACATCGGCCTGGCCTATAACAAGGCCACGGCAGTCGAGGGCGACAACCCGGCAGATTATGCCTGGTCTTTGATCAAGGGCGGCGACGGGGCGAAGGGCGACCCTGGAGTGGACGGCAAGACTACCTACACCTGGATCAAGTACGCGGACAATGCCGATGGCACCGGTCTGTACGACTCGCCGCGCGATAGCACCCTGTACCTGGGCCTGGCCGTCAACAAGCTCAGCTCGGCCGCCAGCACCAACAAGGCGGACTACGCCTGGTCGAAGTTTCGCGGCGGCCAGGGAGTGGCGGGTCCATCCGGCCAGCGCGGCACCGTGACGGTGACGGCTCCCGGCTATTCTGCCTGGTCGGATGCCTCGGCCGTGTATGAACTGGGCCACGCAGGCTATGGAGCTCCGATTAACCGCGACGTGGTGACCTTGTACGACGCCACGCATGCGGTGACGAAGTTCTTTGTCGATGGCGCCTGGGAGGTGCTAGGAACGGTGTTGAATGGCAATCTTCTGGTCGATGGCAGCGTGGCGGCGAAGGCGCTGTCGGTGGATAACCTGGCGGCAATCACCGCGATTCTGGGGAATGTGACGGCCGGCGATTTGTACGGAACGACGCTGCATGGCGGCGCGGGATACGCAACCAACGCTCCTGGCTGGCCGGCTACCGGCAATTTAGGCACTGGTTATCATTTGAGTGCCGACGGGCTGTACATCGGCAATCCGCAAAATGGGAAATATTTTGGAGTAGACGCAGCCGGCAACATGTACACCCCGCAATTTTCCGTTGTGAATGGGGCGGCGACTTTTTATGGCGCCCTGTCGGCGGCCACGGGCACGATCGGCCTGCTGCGCAGCCGAGCCAGCGGTGCACGGGTGGAGATTCGTGGCGACGTACAAAAAGTGATTGGCGTCAATGGTAGCGGCGCCGAAGTGGTAGTCGTGCAAATCGGGGATCTGGACGCATGAGCAGCTATGGTGTGCTATGCCGGGATTTGCAAACCCGGGAAGTGCTCTATGACAGCCGTGCAGAGAGCACCATGTTCTGGATTGCTGAAGAAGCCATTGCCGGGGCCAGTGTCGGCACCGGGGCTGGCCGTACGTTTAGCTACCCGGCGTACGGAGGCAAGAAAATCGTTGCCAACCTGGCTTCACCTTACCAGATCGGTGACGTTGATGGCTGGGCGGTGTTGAGTTGCCGCGTCAGCTATCCATCTGGCGTGCCGACGGTTCAGGTGTTTGTCGATAACGCGACCGCTGGATTGCCGGTGTGCGATGGCTACTTGGTGGTTTACTTTACCGGGGCGGCGCAATGAGAATGGGATTTCAAACGAAGAATCTGGCGAAGGGCAACATCACCATCGATTCCAGCTTACGTGCGTATGTGTACCTTGGGAAGTATGCGATTCCCAGCCAGATCGGGGCCCATCCAACGGTCGATTTTCAGTGCAAGGGTATGCCCCAGCTGTATTTCGATGTGCCCTACAACATCACGGCTCAGGACATCGGCACGACCGGTCTGGATGCTTTCCGTTCTCGCACGGGCATGTGCCTACGCAGGCTGCAGTCGCTGGGCGGCGATAACTGGCGCGCCACCATGGCCATCAACAACCACAATGGGCCTCCTTTGGCACTGTTCTTGCGGGTGTTCGGGCGCCTGGACCTGAACCCTCCGGCACGGCCATATGGCTATGGTTTGCTGGTCCGTACGCTGGATGGGGAGATGGTGTTTCTCGGCAGCAAGCGCATGTTGCGCCTGGCTGGTGATACCTACGATGTCGAGCTGACGCTCCCTTGGCCGGTGCCGCCCAGTGACAGCGCACCAGCCAGTGGGCAGGACACGGCGATCAACTTGCCGTTCAGCATGCAAGGAAAATCAATCAGCGCGAATACCCGAGGCATGGTATCGATGCCGTATTACCTGTATTCGTACGATGACGACGGCCAGACCATGAACCGCTATACGATGATGCACTTCGAGTCGCTGTTCTGGGCCAGCGGCAATCAGCTACAGATGCGCCGTATCGCGGCGAGCGAAGATGACATGGACGTCAGTGGCTCTCTCATTATCGATAACTCGAAATGCCAGACGGTGTACTCGCGCCTGTCGGTGATCGACAACTCTCAATTCCCATAATATGACCAATCTTCGCATCATCTATGGCAACGCGGCCGACCGAGCAACACTGACGGCCAGCACCACTGCCGGTACGCTGGGCGTGACCAACCTGCAAAACAACCGCAAGGGCCGCCCCTGGCGCGCCACCGGTACCACGGCGCGCCTGGGCGCCACCTGGGCCGCGCCCGAGAGCATCGGCGGGGTGTTCCTGCCATTCTGCAACCTGTCGCCGACGGCGACGATGCGCGTGCGCGTGTCGAATGAGCCGGCGGTCCAGAACCAGCTGACATTCTCCGACCATTTCATGAACCCTGCGGTTTGGCAAATATCGGGCGTGTCCATCGTTTCCAATATTGCCGGCACACCAGAGGGCAGCACAGGTGCTGCTAAGGTTGTGGAAGGCACAGGCAATACCCTGCATGAGCTGTATCGGCCGTTCGCCGCAGTTGCAGCGCGCCGGACGACGGTATCAATCTGCGTCAAGGCTGCGGGACGTAGCAAGGTACGCCTGGGGCAGATCACTGGAGGATATGCGGCTGGCGCCTCCGCGATCTTTGACCTTTTGGCAGGGACGGTTAGTGCCGTTTCTCATTACGGAGGGATGATGGGGGCTCTGGCGAGCATCGTGCCACTGGGAGATGGATGGTATCGCTGCGCGATTGACCTGGTCGCATCGGTGGATGGCACCTGGTATCTCGCGCTCGATACTGTGACGGGAACGAACACGGTGACCTACCTGGGTGACGGAGTAAGCGGGGTCTATGTTACGCATGCACAGGTCGAGGCCGGAAGCCTGTCCTCTTATTATCCAGCGACGGTGAATTTCACGGGACGCACGTCAACGGGCACGTTTATCGGCAATAACGGGCAGCTACAGACGGCGGCGGCCAATGTGGCGCGGATGCAATACAACCCGCTGAATCTGTCGGCACCGCCATTCTTATTGTTGGAGCCTGCCGCTACCAATAATTTCACCTACTCGGACGGCACGCTAGCGCAATACGGGAGTGGGGGTGTGACGGCGGCAGTTGTTCCCATCCCTGGTTTCACTAATTCCATCCAATTTGGAGATAACTCCGTATCACGTTACGCGTATAAGAATTCAGCCGGCAGCATTGGAACCACGATTGGCGCCACGTACACGATGTCTGTCTTTGTTATGATGGATGACGGTGGCGTGCCGTTTCCAGGCGATACGGGTAACTCCGCAAAAGACTTCACATTTGTCCGAGAGAATGCGGCGGCGGCATCGACTGGAACGGTTGTGCACATGGGTAGTAACATTTACCGTTGCTCATATACATTTGTTGCTACCACAACGGGAGGCCCTGCAAACGGCATCGCGAAGTACCTGCCGCAGTCCGCGCGCGGCTTTAAGGTCGCCGGCTACCAGTTACAACTGGGCGCATATGCGGACTCATTCATTTCAACCGGGGCGGCCAGCGGTACCCGTGCCGCCGACATCGCCACCTCAACACTGGCGACGCGGCCCGCCGGCTACATCGACGCCTGGCAGAGCTACACCTACGACAGCGGCATGCTGCCGGCATGCCCGGCCGCCGCCGCAGCGGTCGACGGCTTCACGCCGCTGCAGGCCGCCAGCGCCTACAGCAATGGTGGTGGCGCCTATGCGCGTCACTGGCTGTCGGCGCCCGTGCCCGCGCTGGGCCTGGCGATCGACATCAAGGACCCGGCCAACCTGCAAGGGTATGTCGAGGCCTGTCGCCTGGTGACGGGCACTTACTGGTCGCCCACCAATAACCCGGACTATGGCGCGTCCGTGACGCCCATGGACGCCAGCACGCATACCCGCACCGGCGCTGGCGACTTGTGGACCGACGCCGGCCCGCGTTCGCGCAAGATGCCCCTGCAGTTGAGCACACTGCCGGCGGCCGACCGCACGGCGCTGTTCGGCATCGTGCGTCGCAATGGCATGTCCGGCGCCATGCTGGTCAGCCTGTTTCCTGAATCGGCCGACCTGGAGCTGGAACGTGACCACACCATCTTCGGCAAGCTGTCGTCGGTCTCGGCGATGAGCATTCCGTACTACGAAAACTACGCTATGCCGCTGGAGATCGAGGAGCTTTGACCGCTGTACCGCTTGCATCACAACAAACCCGCTTCGGCGGGTTTTTTCATTTCCACCACCTGAAAGGCACTCATGGCCATCGAAACAACCGCCGCCGGCGGCGCACTGATTAAGATTTTTGGTATCCCGGTTCTGGCCGGCGCTGCCGCAACCTCACTGGGATTCATGTTCATGTGGCCAAAAACTGCCAAGGAAGCGGGCGTGCGCTTCTTCGTCACCATTCTGTTTTCTGCCCTGATGGGCCCGGCCCTGGTCGTGGTCGTGCGCAACTGGATGCCGGGCCTGTTCGACAGCGCGCGCGCCGTGGCCGTACTGTACGGCAGCGACCCGGCCCTGGGCTTCCTGTTCATCGCCGCGCCGCTGATGGTGGCGGCTGGCTTGCCCGCCTGGTGGGTGCTGGGCGCCACGGTGCGCTGGTTCGACAAGCGCCGGGACAAGGACATCGGCGAGCTGGCGCGCGATGCGGCCGCCGTCGTCAAGGACGTGCGGGGTGGCCTGTGAACCTGACCAAGAATTTTACCCTGCAGGAACTGACTGCCTCCAACTGGGCGGCGCGCCATGGTGTCGACAACACGCCGCCGGCCGTCGTGCTGCCCGAACTGCAGGGTACGGCCGAGCTGCTGCAGCGCATCCGCAATTACCTGACGGCTTGCGCCGGCATCGACACGCCGCTGACCGATATCAGCGGCTACCGCTCGATTCCGGTAAATCGGGGCATCGGCAGCAGCGATGGCAGTGATCATGTGCGCGGCTGCGCGGCCGACTTCAAGGCTTTGCGCATGACGCCGTATCAGGTGTGCCAGGCGCTACTGCCCAAGCTGGATGAGTTCGGCATCGGCCAGATCATCAACGAGCTGACCTGGGTGCATGTCAGCACGCGCATGGTGGCCAAGCCGATCAACCGCATCATCACCATCGACCGCCACGGCACGCGCGCTGGCATCTTGCAGGTGCGGCCGTGAGCGCGCTGGGCAGCAAGCTGTGGCGCAGCCAGCTGGGCGGGCTGATGTTTCATTGCCCCGGTTGCGGCTATGATCACGTCGTCCACGAAGCCGGACAAGGCTGGTCCGGCCCCACCTGGTCGTTCAATGGCAACGGCGATAAACCAACGTTTTCGCCCTCCGTGCTGGTCACAACAGGTCGCGCGGTCGATTCGTCATTTGTGAAAGAAGAGGGGGATCCGCCGGAGGTGTGCCATTCATTCGTCATCGATGGTCGGATCCAGTTTCTCGGCGATTGCGACCATGAGCTGGCCAGCCAGACTGTTGAAATGCCAGATTGGCGGGCATCTTGAGCGCCATCAGCGTGCTGGCGGGCGCCGCCGTCAGCGGCATCTGGAAGGCGGCCGCCATCATCCTGGCCGCCGCGCTGCTGCTGGTGGCCAGCTCCACTGGTACCGGCTGGTGGCTGGCCGCCGGCGACCGTGATGTGGCGCGCGCGGCGCTGGTGCTGGAGCAGGGCGTCAGCGCTGCCCTTCGCGCGTCGATCAGCGAACAAAACCGCACCATCGATGGCATGGCCAAGGCCACCCTGTCGGCGCAGGAGCGCGGCGCCGCGGCGCAGGCGGCCGCCGCTGCCAAGGGCAGGAAGTACGACGCGGCCCTGGTGCAGATCACGGGCGCGCGCGCCACCACCTGCGACGAGGCTATGCCGGCCGTCAGGTTGCTGCTGGAGGGTGTGCGATGAAATGGATGCTTGTATTGGTGCTGGCCGGCTGCGGAAGCGCGCCATTGGCACTGCAGCGCGTCGAAGTTCCCGTCTTCACACCATGCGTAAAGTCGGTACCGCAGCGGCCCGCCTATGAGTTCGACCAACTGGCGCCAGGGGCAACGGACGGCGAGATCGTCCTGGCGCTGGCGCGAGACTGGCCGCGCGGCCGGAAATATGAGGGGGAACTAGAGGCGGTAATTGCGGGCTGCACTCATTCAGCGGCCGATGTCGGTCACTGAATGAATCCTGCCTATTCCGGACTCTCATCATGCGGTATGTGTGTCCTGATCGCGTCCGTAAGTATCAGCTGATGCGCTAGGGCCGACGCCTCGATTCTTGCAGCTTGATCAGTTCGAAAATTGGTGGGGGTCGGAATTTTAATGGCTGGGGAGAACGACGTTCCAGAAAATGCTACAAGAAAAATTAATCCTCGATGGTTGCCTTGTGGTGTTGGATATGCACCTAATTGGTAATCATATCCGCCTAGGCAGTATAACCGACTCGTCTCCATGAGCTTTTCCGTAAAATATGCTTGCGCGACCTAATGTTGGTAGTCATTTTTTAATTGTAGGTTACTTGATTGCAATTTCTATTGCAAACTATATGAGCGGCTTAATGCATATTTTTACGAAAGCCCATTGCCCGTGTTCGCCCGCCTTGCTGCTGAGCGCGTGCGCAAGCCCGCCTTCTGTGCAAGTGCTGGACCTGCCGCCCAGGCCGGTGCCAGTGGCGCCGAAGGAGGCGCTGCAGCCGATACCGCCAGCGGGCCACTTCCTGACGCAGTTCCGCGAGATATTCAAGCCTTGATCTTGCAGACGGAAGAGGTGGCCGCGACGGGGCAGGCGTGCCAGGCGTTTGTGAGGGTGAATAGATTAGGGGGAGAGCTGTCCGCATGAGCCAGTGCGGACGTCCGCACTGGCTAAGCGCTACAGGACGTTCGCCTTTCAATCGCATCCGGTAGCGACCATAGCGAGATAACTCTGCGCTCTGCTTGCCGTAGAACTACTCTCAATGCGATATCCATAGGTACGTTGTGACGGCGCATATAGACAATTGCATGAACTGCGCCAAGCGCCGCCTCCATATCAATCGCCGAATTGATAATTGCTTCCGACAGAAAATCGATTCTTCGGTTTAAATGCGTGAAATATTTTGGTGACAAATCGCTTTTCACTTTACACCCCATGGTCACAAGGATTGCCAGCTCAAGAAAATATCAAATCCGCAATCATTGTGATATGCGGCAATGCAACAATTATATGGCGGTAAATAGGTCGGAATTGTATTGAATTGTCACCGACCTTTTAGTCATGCATTCGTTGACGTAACCGGGCGTAAAATGGTGTCTTCAAGAGGTAGTAGGGCGTCAATTGCACCAGTGTGGATGAGTTCGAGTGCCAAGGCATCTGCTTCAATCTGGGCAGCTCGCTCGGCCCTAAAATGCGCTAGGGTAGGTATTTCAATGATGGGGGAGAGTGTTACGCCATTCCGCGAGGTGACCAATATTACGCCCGAGTACAATCCTGCTCCCGTCGAATAAACGCAGACTTGATACTCATAGCCTTTAATTTGATGCTTGGCAGTCATAGTAGGTGATCCTCTAAGATAGAGAGCGACTATACAGGAAGATCGCTTTAGAGATTAACTGGATTCCATTCAAAAAGTTCTGCGTCAAGCATGTGTGTTCGCTCTGGTCGATTCGCCCGTACATTTTTTACTGTACAGCATGTATCGACAAGCTGGCGCCGCCCAGGTGCGCCAGCTTCAGAGCATCGGCACCGAAATCAGATTGCCCAGCCGCTCACCCAGCGCCGCCCAGGCCGCCCGCTTCTCATCTGCATAGTCGTGCAGCATGTAATGCCGCCGCACTTTGCTCCCTGGCAGCACATGGTTTTGGCAGCGGTCAATCAGCTCCAACGAAATTCCCAGCGCCTGCATCATCGTCGCGCCCGTGCGGCGCAAGTCGTGCGGCGTCCAGGCGCCATTCTTTCCGCCGGCCAGCACCAGGGTATCGTCGCTGCGCCGATTCTTCAGTGGCGCGCGCGGCGTGCCGTCCTTATTTTTCTTGAACATCGACTGTCGGTCGCCGACCTGCTTGCTGATCGATTTCCCCTCGATGCTGGCTTCATTGTTCCGGGCCGGGAAACACCAAGCGCTGTGGCCCGTGCGCGCGTGCAGTTGCTTAAACTGGTCCAGCGCGAACGCCGACAGGTAGACGGTCAGGTCGGCCACGTTGTCCTTGACGTTTTCTTTCGGGATGAACCAAGTGCCGGTGACCAGGTCCACATGCTCCCAGCGTGCCTTCGCGGTTTCGCCGACACGGCACATAGTCGACAGCATGATCCAGATAGCGCGCTCGGTCGTCGCCTCCATGGGCTGCTGCACGATGCGCTTGTTTGGCGCGGCGTCGTAGTCCGTGTGCATCCTGGTGATGATGGAGTGCAGCTCGCGGATCTCGTCGGCCGACAGGATGCGGTCCCGCATATTGTCGAGGTCATAGTCGGGGCTGACGATCTTATCGATCTCGATCAGCTCCATCGGATCGCCGTCAACCAGCAGCTTGCGCCAGGGCTGCCGCTTGCGGGCCCAGGCGAACATTTGCGTGAGGCTGTTTCGCTGCATCACGGCCGACCTGTTGACCCCACGCTCGACCATGGCGCGCAGCACGGCGCGTAAGTGGTGCTCGGTCACGTCCTTGATGGCCACGGCGCCTATCGCCGGCAGCACGTCGGTGGCGAACATGCGCTTGAGCATGGCGTTGCCATCCTTGCGGCGCACGCCGTCGGTTATCCAAGCATCGAACATATCTTGTACCGTAAGGGCCGAGGCCTTGCTGATGGCTTCCGTCGCAGACTGCGCAGCGGCCGCCTCGGCCTTGGCCTGCTCGATGGCGGCGCGCCGCTCTTCCTCTTGAACCTGAATATCGATACCGGCGCGCGCCATTGCACGAACCTTCGCCGCTTCTTCGCGCGCATCGGCGAGGGAAATGTAGCCATCGCTGGTGGTGGTGCCGAACGGACGCGCCAGTCGAAGCTCGCGCTGCCTGCCTGAAACGACATACTGGATCACCCAAGTCTTCACGCCATTGGTGGCAACGCGCAACTGCAATCCCGTATCCACGGTTTGCTTATAGGGCTTGTCCTTGGGCTTGAGTGCTGCCACCTGATTCGCCGTCATTTTCGCCAT